CGCTATTAATCTATCTGCTATTTTTAATTGAGCAGACCAATTTATATTCGGAGTATTTCTTAGAAAATGTTCTACTATTAATTTAGAACTGGGATAATCTTTTATTACTTTTTTCTTTTCTACTTTCTCTTTTTTAAATACTATTTTATGACTTAAATATAGATACTCTCTTAATTCAAGAAGGGACTTGTCTCCAAGTCCCTCCAATGATTTTAATTTATCTAATGATAATGATTTTAGGTCGTCAATAGTAAATATATTATTTTCATATAAAGCATTTTTAATTCTTTTGCTTAAAGGAAAATCAGATACTAAGGATGTTGCCATGTTTTTCAATTATTTTTTCTATAGATAGTGGTAGATCTTTTGGATATATTTCTATTAACTTTATTTGATTTTTTTCACACCAAATTTCCTTAACTCTATCTCGCGTTATGGCGTCAAAGAAATCCTGGGAATCTTTGTGGAAGAATTTATTCAATCTAACATGTTGGTCGCCATGAGCTTCCACAGCTATCCTCTTTGTTAGATTGAATATATCTATCCTAAGTTTTGTCCCAGCGCAAGGAAATTCTTCAAAGCAAAAATGATTACTCCAGAATTCTTTGAAAAATTGCTTTACGGCAAATTGAAACTTGCTAGGCGACTTTCCATCCCAATCAATATTATATTTACCTATAGAGCATTTTACTTTCTTACCCTTTAGATTGTAGAATATCATCTTTTTTATTTAAGGAACTCAAGATATTTGAATAGTAATCTAACCAGAAGTTAGTTATATCCTGTCTATCATCAAGTAATTTTTGTAGAGCTTTCATTCCATTTACTTTAGATGGAACGTCTTGCAATCCAGCCTCAACCATCTTATTAATGGCCGCTTCTGAAAAATTCATCCAAGCCCCACCTTTTACTACGAACTCAAACTCTTTTAAGAATTCTCCAACTTCATATTCATTCCATACAGCGGACTTTCCTACGACCCCTCTTCTAACTGGATATTTGACTTTATAACCACTAGATTCATTACTAGATTTCTTGATTATAACTTTGGCCCAATGTCCTAGAATTGGATTCGTATTTGGGTTAATTTGATTTTCAGATGTTTCACCAGACAATGTAATATAATCACTTTGTAATGTTGGCTCCATTTGTAATATCCAATCTGGAAAGTGAATAGCTGCATTACCGCCGCTACCAGCAACAGTCTTTTGCGTTTCTTTTGCATACCCAATCTTAATATCAGCACTTATTTGTGTTATTAAGAACAACATGTGTCTAAGCTCTGTTATTGGTAATGACATTCTCTTGCAGAATATCTTTAATAGTAATGGAGTCCCTGCTACTTGATTTGCTTCGTTATAATTCTTGAAGATATCTTCCGATCTATTTAGACCGTCAACACTATCAACAATAAATATAATTACTGTGTCGCTAGATTCTTTTATTAGATCAGTTATGATTTGAAGTGTTGGTTCAAATACATTCGACTTGTAAACGAATACTGTATGATTATCCCACTCATCCGCAGATGTAACAAATTTCAATCCACGGCGACTTTGTATATTTTCACTTAATCTTCCCTCAGCTTTGATATAGAAACATTTGCAATTTGGTATTGTTTCAAAAGCATTTGCTACAACGTCAATACATAGACTTGTTTTACCACCCTCGGAAGCTCCACCAATACGATGAATACCTGGGCCAAAACCACCACCCATTCTTATATCAAGTCTTTTAGAACCTGTTGATACTTTGTAATTTGGTAATTCTTTTTTAGAATTAAAGTGGTGATCTTTATTTTTAGTTAGGAAATTTTTTAATACGCTTGAAGATACGTCAGACATTGTTTTTTTGTTGGTAGTAGATACATAACTCACATATTTCTGGAGTTACATCTTCTATTTGTTTTTTGAAGCAAAGATACCCTTCTGCTTGTTCTTTGCCGCAACAGCGGCGAGTTTCAAATGAAAAGTGTTTTTCTGCTGATCGGTACATACAGGTATCAAATTTTTCTTGACCGTCCATAGAATAAATTGGCAGCGTTACTTTAACGAATTATTTCACGCTGCCGTTTTTGTTAATTACGATACGCTCACAATATTAGCGAGCATTACAGATAGATTTTGCTTTGACTTCATATCTGTGAAGAATAGCATTTTATCTGTTATATTTTTTACCTTTGCGCAGTACGATGTATTACCCGACTTGACTCGATTAACTGAGATACCTATAAAGCGACCTTTATGACTCTTTAGTTTTGATACAATTTCATTTATATCGTTTCCTTCTGCTAGTTTCCTAGAATTAGGAATTGGTAGATCTAGCGCGATTGCTTTTTCAACTGTCTTCTTAATTGTTTCCTTTTTAACTGGCATTGTCTTTACTTTCGATCCTTCCTTACTTTCCTTCTTTGTCTTATTATTTGGTTTCATTTCTTTATTATTTAAATATTTACTTGTCCTGTTAGGGCTTGCATCAACTCCAATTTAATGCACTTTTTGAGTATGTCAACCTCTTCTTGTGACATATTTACAGATTTTGTAAACCTAACGATAATTTCCTTGGTCACATCTTCTGTTAGTTCCTTCGCTTGATCTTTGTCAAACATATATTACTTATTTCTTTGCTCTTCTAGTATAGCCTCTATATTTGGCGCTTGCCAAAGTAAAGGTTTGATCCACTTACCATCATCTCTCATATATCCACCTGGACCGAATTTAGCCATATTTGTATTATAAACTTCTACATCTATAGGCTCCATATCAACTCCACATGAATTAGCTGTGCCATTTACTATCACTTTGATATCTGCGATGCCATCAACAATTTCAATTAGATCTGGTTCTTGGTCTGCGACAAATGTTAAATTATCTAGTATAACTTGATTACCATTTTCATCAAGTACAGATAAACCTAATCCATTTACATGCTCGCAAACTTCCTCTAATAAAAGTCTTGCTCTAAGTTTTCGTATTTCTACTGATGGAACTACTGGCTTATTAGGAAGTTCCTGTTTAGCCGCAACCATAAAATCTAACGCTCTTTTCTGTTCTATCTCCATATAAAAAAATATGTAGTCTCTCCCACTGTCACGCCATTAAGGTGACGTTCCGTTTTTATCATTAGAATTTGAATCCAACACCAGCACGAATAGATACCGCACCATCATTGTCTTCATCTTCAACTGTAAAGTTATAAGCCGCGTCGGCAAATAGACTTACAGTTTGGGTGAGGGCGACTTTAACACCACCGCCAGTTCTAACTACCCATTGGTCTGATTCAAACTCATAGGCACCACCAGCAAGAGCGTATAGAGATACAGTCTCTGCAACTGGTAGGTAATAAAGAGCATTAGCTCCAACTCCATAAACCTCGTCTTCTAAAACTGTGGCAAATACTTCACCATATAGGTCGCCAACTAGCTTTGATTCGAGAGCTAAACCACCACCATAAACTTCATTACTGTCGTCAAGAACTACAGAGGCGAAAGCCTTAGCGGTTAATTCAGATAGTGGTGAAGGAGGTGTGACCGTGGTAACGGCGGGGGTGCCAGCGAATACTGGACTTATAAATGCGACCATCGCAGCTAACATAGATTTAGTTTTATTCATCATACTTATTATTTTGTTTTTGTTTTGTTTGTTTTTCTGTAGCGATTTCTTGCTACATGTCTATCTTACTCACCTCTTGAGAGATGTCAAGAACTTTTTTTTCTCTTTTTCTATTTTGCTGTACAATTATATAGTAACTATGAAAAAGGATAAATTTTTAATTTGGTTCATTTGTTTCGGAAATCAACTCCACAAAGAGATGACATTCTTCTCTATTTTATCTATAATAAACTATACTAACTACAGTGGGGAAATAGTAGTTCTATCTGATACAGATGAGTTTACCACAAATATTGATCGTGTCAAGATAATAAATGTAAAAAAAAGATATAAAGCTGAAAGTAAGTTTAATATATATTGTATTAAGCCAAAGATAACAGATTTTATTAATATTACTGATTATAAGTTTTGTCTTTATTTAGACTCTGATGTTCTAATTAACTATAAAAACTTCGATCAACTAATGAATTTTTGGGGGGACTGTAATCAGATATTATTAATGGATAATGAGGGGTGGAAAGTTCATAGAAATATACCTAATGTTGGTTCAGAAGTGCTAACTGATTATGAAAAAAATGAATACAAAGATTTTGAAGTATGTGCTGGTATATTCGGAGTACCAGGTAATCAAAAAGGTTTAGATTTTCTAAAAGCTTGGGATGATATGAATGCTTTGGATTACAACGCGGATGACCAGGGTAATTTACACGCTGTATTAATTAGAAATAATTTTGACACTAAATATTGTGAACAAATAAATAAAGATAAATGGAAGTTTGAAAATATAACTCACCATCATTCAAAACATAGAGATATTTTTTGGATGCACTGTAAATTCTTGCTAAGAAAATTAATAGCAGAGCCTAAATTTAAAGGTATATATTATATGGAAAAACCCGTGGAAAATATATCGAATATATGGGAATTTAAAGATGGTATAGTTTACGCAGAAAATCCTAGAGTAGTAGGTTATACACAAGATACTATTTTCGGAACTTATATATGGTGGACTACAGGTGGATTTGAAAAAATTAATGAAAAGGGCTGTTTTAGCAGCAATCAATCTTATAGTTGCTTTAAATTAAGTAAGAGTTCTAAATAATAATTCTCTATCAACTTTTTTATTATACGATCTAAGAAACTTATCAAGATTGTAAGCTATTAATGGATTAAAATCATATAAATTAAATGTATTTGTATGGTTAAATCTTAAAGTTTTTTGACCAGGACTTTCGAGAGAAATCGTTGGTATATTCATCGACTGTGCTAAAGCTAATGTTCCAGTTGGGTTTCCTATGACCATTTTTGCGTTGGCTACTATTTCAGCTAAATGATTAAAATCTCTTGCTATAATTATATCTTCAAATCTATATTTAGATCTTAATCTAAAATGATCGTAGTCTTCTTCGATACCTATAAAAGAGGGGCTATTAAATAAATATGGAAGATTCCAAAATGATTGCTTATTAAATTCAAATCTTCTTGTATATGCAAATAAAATCCTACTATCCTCCTTTGATTCTATATCTAGCCATTTTTTGTTTAAAAATTCTAAGGCACTTTCTCTTGATACTCCGTAGGCATACATGTGGGATTCTGGTAATGAGAACCATCCAAGCCAATGTCTAAACGTGTCAAGTGGAGTTTCTGAATTTTCTTCTGTAAATCTTACATCTTGAATATAATTTTGTTTTGATATTAATTCATATATCAGATCAAATATCCTTTTATTAAAAATAATTCTAGTTTTTAGTGACGGATATAAAACTAACTCTCCCCCACCAAGATATTTTATAGTAGCTAAAGAATATATTATATCTTTAAAATCTCCAGAATGAGAAAAGACCATTTTCTTTTATATTTTCCAGGCATTAAATCTATAAGACGGCTCTATTTGAAAATAGCTATCCTCTATGTCCGGCTTTGTATTTAGTATATTTTTTATGTTTTGATCGTCTAAAACTAGATCGTCAATATCAACTGGACTATGTTTTACTATATAGTTATTTTCATCTAAAGTTACATAGTAACAATCTAGGTCGTCATCAGTGCTTTGTATTAAATATCTCATAACTAATTCTACTTAATTTAAGAAATTAATTACTGAGATATGAATTGTTTATCTAATTTTTGACCTTCGTATGGTCCAGTTTTATACTCATAGACTATAGTATTATCTTCTAGTATTAAATATGTATGACCACCATAAAGTGTAAAACTCGCGTCACCTGGTAAAAGTATCTCTTCACTAATTATAGTATCATCTATGTCATAAAGAAAACATTTAACGCTGCCTTTTATTACAACCCAAGACTCTTGAGCTATCTGATTCTCGTAAGTTCTTTTTTTTGTTATATGTTTGTGAGGTGGAAATGTTTTACCTTTTGGCATATTTAAAGTTGCACATTGTATAAAATTATCCTCTGGAACTATTTCTCTTCTTGATTCGATCTCACTTAATCTATTTATTATATGAAGCAACTTAGTTGGCTCTACTTTTGAATATATTTTTTTCATATCTTTTTCTGTAAAGTATTCATCCATCCATTAATCATATCATCCATAAGAGTTTCAAAACTATACTCAGGTTTCCAGCCTAATGTTTCTCTTATTTTTGTTGAATCACCTTTTAAATATTTCAACTCTTCTGCTCTTAAAAATTTCTGATCCTGGTATACATATTTTGTATAGTCTAAATCTAATTTTCCAAACACATACTCTACCATTTCTCTAACTGAGTGTGTTGTCATTGTCGATACAACAAAATCGTCTGGTATATCATGATTTATTATCATGTGCATTGCTTTACAATTGCCAGATATAAATCTACCTTTAATACCTTCTGTTATTATTGTTTTATTTTTTTGAGTTTCTACGCACCAAATATTTTCTTCAACATATTCAACAGATACGTCTGTAATGTATTGATGAACTGATTTCTTCGCTTTTGAGAAAACGCTTACATCATATGTCCCAGATTTTCTTTTAACTATTTTACAGCGATAATTAGCTAAATTGGCAATATCATAAAATTGTTTAGCTAGTTTTAAGCGTGTTGATATGTATGTCATAGAACTCCAGCATCCATCACAATTCATCATTGTTTCAAATAATAACTGAGCCTGTCTTTTAGAAAAATTATATATATACGATGGTAATTCATGAATATCAAATCCATCAAAATAATCTATTATTAAGTCCCTAGATTCTGCGTTAAATATAAATTCATTAACACCATCCTCTCTAACTCTTTTATTATATTTTAATTTCAAAGCGTTGATACAATCAACTAATTGATTTAGATATTTTTTGCTACTCTGACTAACAGATAATTGCATTCCGCCACCTATAGTTTTAGATTTTGACAAACATCCTTCAGTTGCCAAATAACCAATAAGTATTATCATATTATCATTTATATCGTAATCTTTATTATTTATTCCTACGAATCCTGGGAATCTATAGTTATATTTAGCTCTTAATTTAGTATCATTAAGTGCAGCGTACATATTCTCTGCTGTTGTTTCTAACCACCCTCCCCAATTCTTGCTATTGCTAGATTTTCTTTGATAAATAATTCTATGGTTTGGTGAAAATCTATGACTAAAACCATTTCCAGAAAATACATACATATTACCCTTATGCTCTACATCATATATCTTTTCAATAATATCTTTCTCCCATATATCTTTATCCGTATTATAATTTATTATCTCGTCCCCTATATTAAGTTCGTGTCTAAATTTATATCCAGATGGTGTTAGTAATTTTGAATCTAAGTCGATGCAATAATCTTTGGAATGTCCCCAGTCACGATAAGAGTCCATATTTCCTAATACTAATTTATCAGTTAGTCCCAGTTTTATTTCAACTGCGGTTTTTACAACTTTATTAGTTACAAAGTTAGATCCTCTTCGTGGAGACTCGTGATTGAATAATATCCCATTACAGGTATGTAATTTATAAGCGTTTCTATAATTCCTAACAATATTATAGCCAAAAACTTTAGAACATCCATAAGGACTAACTGGATTCATAGGAGTTGTTTCTCTTTGAAAACCATCTAAATCTACGGAATTACCAAACATTTCAGAAGAACTTGCTTGATAAAATCTAGCTTTTGGACATGAACGTCTGTACGCTTCTAAAACATTAAGAACGCCAATTGCATTTGTTTGAACTGTAAATTGAGGTATATCAAAACTAATTCTAACATGGCTTTGAGCCGCAAGGTTGTAAATTTCGTCTGGCTGTATCTGGTCAAATAATCTTTCAATACCACCTTGGTCTAGTAAATCCCCGTAGTGAATATTAAGTTTATGTCTAATGTCTTCGCTGAATCTACTTTGTTGCGATTCTACTGTTGAATTTCTTCTTATAATCCCATGAACTTCGTAGCCTAAGCTCAATAGATACTCCGATAAGTAACTTCCGTCCTGTCCATTAATACCTGTAATAAAAGCCTTACGACCTTTATAATTTATTTTCTCCTTTTCCATATTTTATTTAAATATTTCCATTTTTGTTAAATCAGGCCAATCAGTAACTACCCATTTTCTAGGTGGTGTGTTAATAGCTTTTTCTAATTTTTTTAATCCTAATTCAGCAGTTTCAGGAGTCATATAGTAATGATACCCGATTGTATCAATATTTTGATCTCTCCATGGAATGTTTGGTAATCTACCATCATAAGACATTTTTTTTAGTATAGTATAGTCATCTTTATTGTCAAGTAAAATTACGCCGCCCCTACCTAATGAAAGATGTTTTTGATACTGAAAACTAATACACATAAATGTGTTTGGTATATAGCTATCCCTTTTCCAAAGAACAGCGGCATCTATTATCTTTTTATTACCAAAATTAAGAATATAATAATCTTCCCATTCTTCATCTCTCCATTCTCTCTCCAATCCCATTTTTTCTGCTAAAAAGGGAACTGAAAGATACGTTCTTTTAGGCACGGTTATTTTAATCTCTCCTGTGTATCTTAAACATAATTCAATACCATGGGTGCAACTATCAACTGCAACAGCAAAAGTCGCACCAAAGAAATTGGCCACTTCTTCTTCAAATTTACTAATAATTTCAAATGACATATTTATTTTAATTTTCGTTATAACCTATTTTTTTCGCATTCTCTATTATCTTTGTTGGGTCAATTTTCTTTACCAATACTGCTGGATTTCCTTTGTAAATTCCCCACTCTTCGGTATCCCCTATTAATAAGCTACCGGCAGTTAATAAAACACCCTTTCTAAGGATTGAGCCTGGCAATACAATAGCATTAGTCCCTATATTAGAAAATTCTTCCATAACAATTGGTTTTATTATTTGCGTACCCTTTAAGTCGCTTGGTATCATAGCTCCAAATAAACCAGAGTCATCAAATCTATCCGAGCCACAAACGATCCTAGCCCCGGCCATTACATTATTAAAACCCTTAGCCGTGAATGAACTATTACTACCTCCTATTATAGTAACGTAAGGCCCAATATGAACATAGCTACCAATAGTAGCATTTACTGTGCAATAAAATCCCTTATCTATAGCAACATGTGAGCCATTTATTATCAACTCTTGTTTTGTTGTAATATCTTCATCAAGGATTATATCGTCACCTATTTTTTTTATCATATTATTTTTTGAAAATTTCTTTTATATTTTCTCCCCATAATACAGCCCCGGCAAAAACACCACTATGAATACCAAATAAATAATCACATTTACCTAGTAATTTTGTTTGTATTATTGTTTCTTCACCCAAAAGTTTGTTTTGATTTTCGCGTTTAGTGCTTACATTTGGCCATAGAAAAACTCTATTCATATATTCTGTTGTCTCATCAGTTCTTCTAAAAACATCTGGAATAAAATATGAATTTGGAAAACTTTCTTTTAAAAGTTTAATGTAATTAGAGTCTTCACTAACTAAAAATAATTTAGTTATGTTTGGATTATTTTCTAATATTGATTTGATAGATTGGATATATTCGTAAATAGAATAAACGCCGTAATTTGGATGATGGAAGTTAAATTCGCAACCCCTAGCTATAACGCCTAAAACAGTATGATTTTTTAGTTCATTATTATAGATTTCATCTATTCTATCTAATATTGGTTGTTTTATTTTTAAATACTTTCTTTCAATTTCGCGCTGTTTTTCTAAATTATACTTATCGTGAAAATAATCATACGCATGGTTAATTAGTGTTAACCTATCTTGATTTACTGGGTTAGTTATTATATCATCACTTATTGGTATTATTTGGTCAAACCAATAATCAAATGGATTTTCTTTTTTAACTAATACATCTCCGTCGAATGGATTGAATCCTTCTACCCAGGCAGTTTCACCCCAATCAATATATGGTATGCCGTGTATATTACCATCATTCAACATCAAGCTTTCCAATACAATTCTATAATTTGAAAAGAAGCCAGATCCAAAAGAATTTGGACTGTTGTCATTAGGTTTAAATCTTGTAAATTTTTTCATTATTTATTTTTTGTTTTCTTCCAATATATAGAAGATGAGTCTATTTTTATCATTTCATCTACTATGCCATTATCTCTTCTAAAATCATTAACAGCATCAGAACAAGCTATGAACGAAAAATCATCAATAATTACATACCCATTGATAGATAACTTATCATATAAATTTGTTAAAGCATCCATAGTTGATTCATACATATCGCCATCTAATCTAATAATTGCAAATTTATCATCAACCTTCGGTAATGTTTCAGAAAACCATCCTTTTAAGAAAATAACATTATCATCTAACAAATTGAATTTAGAAAAATTATTTTTGACATCTTTTTGTGATATTTTCAAAAAATCATAAGTATGATGTATATCATTTAAATCTTTTGGATATTTATCTGGATTTGGTATTGGTAATCCTTGAAATGAATCAGCAACATATACTTTTTTATTTACATTATATTTATTGAATAAATACTTTACAAACATACATGCGCCACCTTTCCAAACACCAGTTTCTATAAAAGAGCCTTCTACTTTATTATTAACAATATCTGTAACTAAATGCTCTAAATTTGTAAGTCTTTTGTATCCAATCATTGATAAGGCTGGTCCCAAATCTTTGAATTCAACCCACTCTGCTAAATCATTTGGTATTTCAGCGTCGCTTAAATTTTTAATTTCTTCTTCGTTTAATTCATTGTTAATGAATTTTCTTACATTATCGTTAGAAACAGCACCTAATAAAATTTTTTTTAATATTTCAGTCATTTTTATTTTTTTAATTTATTTTATACCAAGATTCCCAAACAAACGGATAATCAAATTTTACCGCAAAATTATTCTTTTCTAAACCTTTTCTAATTTTATCTCGTCTTTCTAAATCATTTTCAATTCCTAGATGAAACTGAACTTGTATGTTTTTAAATTTATTTATAGAGCCAGTTTCTAACATATTTTCTAAAAGTGGGTACTCATCGCCTTCAATATTAATTTGTAATAAATCAACATTATCTAACCCCCATTTATTTAAAATTGTATCAATAGTATTGAATTCAACCTCTATACACTTGCCTTTAGTTAAATTAGATGATGTTCTGTCACCATCTATAAAAATAAATCCATTTTTATTTTCAGTAGAAATCCCAACATTTAATAAATGGATCTTATTGTTATTTGAAAACTTGTCAATTATTTTTTCATAAAAATCAATTACCGGCTCTACTATATATATATTTGGATTATATTTATCTATAATTTGCTCTGCCCAAATCCCTGTATAACCACCAAGGTCAACTACAATTGAATTTTCATTCAAATCATAAGTTATATTATGTGTGTAGTCGCCTTTATCAGCAATCCATCTACTCAATTCTTTCTCATCTAAAAATAAATTACTCATTTTTTTAAATTTTATGCCATGTTTCTGGCAGTATGTCACTAGAATTATACTGCAAGTTACTACCGAACCATATTTTTGGACCAATAACTATTTTATTTTCATTTCTATTTAACCAAGCGCCCCACCAAGAAAACGACGAATTGCATACAATATTATTTTTACACAAAGACATTAAATAAAGTTCAATGTAGTCTTTTTCATTTTCAATGCAAACTGCATTTTTAATTTTTATATTATTCTTGCACCATTCAATGTCATCACTGAAAATTAAAAATAATTCAGTTTCATACTTTAGAATTTCGATACAAGATAAATAATATTGCAAAGACTGTACTGGATGATGGTTTGGATATTTTAAATAATCACCCCTTCTAATATGTATGCTTGTGCATTTAATATCTCTAACGAAAGCGTATTTCTGATTTATAACAGTATCGTAAATTGAAAAATCATAAAAATACTCTAAAATAGCTTTTCTATTATGTTTGAAATATTTTTCACTTTGAAAAAATCCATCTATAAAAAATGTATTGTCTAATATATTATAATTTATATACTCAAATGGATATACATAAGTTTTTAATGGAGTTGTTGGAACTTGCGTTTTTAAATTTTGTAAAAAATTTAGGTATTCAAAACTATGTTTTAAATTTGGATTGTAGATACTATCCTCATTAAGTTTATTTAGATGTTCAATTAAATTAGGAAATGAGCAATCAGTATTTCTATCAATAGACATTGATTTAGTCGCTGCTATCTGAAATAAAATATTACCAAGTCCGCCCTTTAAATTGCAATATATCATATCTAATTAGATTTTATTATATCTAGGGTAGGGTTTCTTACTCATTACTTTTCGGCCTATATGCGCGACATTGTAACCATCTACTTTATATTCATTCAACGGATTCGTATCATTGTAAACATAATTAATATCTTCTAAAAAATGATAATGTTCTTCCCCGGCCATTTCCAGCATTGGAAACATAAAAGACGTATCGCCAGCCGCTGACCAGTAAGTGCCAGTCTCATCTTTAAGATCGTCTTCTTTGATATTTCTCCAAAGAAAAGCTCTCCATGTTCTCATGTGCGAGGCGCTAAATGATGATACCCTTAAATAAGGTATATCTTGTTTTCTTGAAAATCCCTGTGAGCCATTGCTAAAAACAAAGCTACCATTAGTGATCCACACGTCGTCATTTTTATATACATCATGTATTCTTTTAAAAACATCTTCATCTGGCAACCAGTCATCACCATCTACCTCAACAATAATATCATTATCATTTATATTTGGATTATTTCTAATAACTTGATCGTAATTACCAACTTGATAATGCTTTTCTTTATTTTCAATTAATATAAATCTATCATCATCTTTGATAAGCTCTTTTACGATAGCTACTGAATTATCAGTTGAAAGATCATCTGTAATATAGCATTTAAAATCTTTATAACTTTGATTCATAATACTATATAAACATAATGCAATATATTTTTCAGCATTATATAGAGTTGTGACTATTATCATATTATTCAAATATATCTATTATTTTTTGAGTATTCTCTCTTGCGAGATCTATCAATTCATCACCTTTTAAATGTGACGACTCTTCATATAGAAATGCAATATTTTCATTTCCTATTATTTGCAGTCCTAAACATCTAGCTTCAAAAGAAATTCTGCTGAAAGTTTCAAAAACAGTAGGTAGAAATATCAACCCTTTATATTTTGTTAGTTCCAGTAAAAACTCTGCATGTGGCCTAAGACTTATTAACCTTATATCAAGGTTATTAGTTCGCGCAAATTCTAAGGTGCCAATTGTATTTTTAATTGGATTTGAATAGTTTAGTATAGCATACACATCTTCTTTTTCAACTTTGGATAATTTAGATAATAAATCCAAAGAATCATTATTCCATGGATTGCCTTTCGCCGATATCAAATTATCTAATTGTAAATTTCTATTTATAATTTCAAGATGCTTATCGCATTGAGCAATTACTTTATCAGCTTTTTTATAAAAATCTTCGTTTATTATATGCTCTTTTGGCGCTGTAAGTAAAGGATAATTACATGGATTTCTTGTAGAAATCATTTTGAAATCATGTTCGTAAATACTATAATTTCCATACTCCATTATTTTGTTCTTAGCGTCTTCCGATAGTAATGTAAAATTACATACAAATAATTTCGAGTTAGATTGTAATATACTATCGTTGAATTTATTTGCATGTATCTTGGTAACATTTTTGCCACGATCTTTTAATCCGTTTATTACAACTTCTACGGCAATCTCTGAACCGCCCTTTGGATACTGCTCTTGAAAATAATCTGATATAAAAAAATAATTCATTATAAGAATACTCTCCAGCAGGAATTACCTACTGGAGAGATTTTGGGGTTTGACAACTGTATTAAGCTTCACAGCTTGTGCAAGATAATATATCTCTTAGCAACTTCTGAGATGGACTTGCATTTCTTTGATAATAGAAAGTTTTCACTCCAATTTTCCATCCTTCAATTAATAATTGACTTACTTGCTTTGCTTCCGTTTTTAATGGAATCATTAAATTTAAACTTTGCGATTGGTCTATGAATTTTTGTCTTTGAGAGGCTTGAATAACAATTTCTTTTTGACTTATTTCTCCAAATGTCTTGAAAACACTTTTCTCTAATTCAGATAAGAAGTCTAAATGTTGAACAGAACCGCCGTGAACAAGAATTGACTGCCACACTTCGTCTATATCTTTATTATACTTGATAAGCAATTCTTTTAGATATGGATTTTGATATGTAAATGAACCTTTTGCAGTTTTTTTAATATAATAGCATGAATTTTCAGGTTCTATACTCTGCGATACCTGTCCAAGTATAAATGAAGACGATACAGTTGGAGCTATCGCTAGTGTTGTTGCGTTACGTCTTCCATAGCCTTTTAGTAATTCTGGCTCGCCAAGTAATTCTGCAAGATACTTAGTTGTTTCATCTGCTACTGATCTTATAGTCTTCCATATTTGATTGTTCAACATTTTAGCTTCGATTGATTCAAATGGAATCATCTTGCTTTGTAACAATGAGTGCCATCCTAATCCACCTAGACCCAAAGCTCTTTGCTGCTTCGCAAAGTTATGAGCGGATTCCATGTGTTTAAGATTAGCAGATCTTTGAATAAACTCTTCACATACGCAATCTAATATTATTATTGCATTTTTAATTATATTAGGATTAGCTTTAATTTTATCCCAGTGTAATAAATTAAGAGACATTAAAACACAAACAAAAGAGTTATCCTCATCTGAGGATAAACAGATTTCAGAACACAAATTACTAGCTTTAATATCTAAACCTTTATCTTTATAAACTTTAGGTTTATTATTATTAACGGTATCAGTAAAAAAGATATAAGGATAACCAGATTCAAATCTTTTACGAATTATAGATCCCCATATTTTTCTTTTAGCTGAGTCCCCTTCTTCCATTTCTTTCATCCATTGGTCAGAAATAGTAACTCCAAAACTCATATTCTGTATAGGATTTCCAACAGCGCGTATTTGAAGAAATTCTTCGATATCTGGATGCTCAACAGGAAGATAAGCTGCAAACGCTCCTCTTCTAGCAGAACCTTGACTAATAATATCAGCGGTCTTATCGAATAACTCCATGAACCTTACAGGTCCCTCTGTATTACCAGAAGTACCTTTAACCTCACTACCTCTTTTTCTTAAATCACCAAAATACCCTGATGTACCACCAGCGAATTTAGACATCATTGCAACTTCACTTACCTTACTGAAAATCTTAGCTGTGTCGTCTGGTATATAACTACCAAAGCAACTTACAGGAAGTCCTCTCTGTAAACCAAAGTTTGTCCAAACGGGCGTAGAGAAACTATAACAACCTTCTGCTACATATTCTTCCGTTTCGTCTGCAAAACCTTTTATTCCACTATATTCCTCTACTTTATCTAGGATTTGTCTAATTCTACTTTCCGGCGAAATACCGTCAAGTAAAACTCCTCTACTCAAGAAATCTCTTGAATCCTTATTCAACCATTTATACTTCTCTGTCATATTAAAATAAATCTTCTTCGTTAAAACTTTGATCTTTCATTGAGTATTCCGACGCTCTGTTTGCAAAGAAGTCTGTCATACCCTCCCCAATTATCTCTTCATTAAACCATGATGTTTTCTTTAGCTCATTTTGATCTACTTCAAAAATACTCTTATATCCTATATCATTCAATGATGAATTCATACGATTTTTAATAAATTGTTCTAGTAAATAACAATTCAAGTTTTCATGGTAGAAATCACCAACTATCCATTTGATAATCTCACACTCGTATTTTACGGCCTGTTCTGCCTCGTGGCAAATCTTATTTTCAAGATCTTCATCAAATAATTCAGGATATTCAGTTCTCAATTCATTGATTATCCTTATGCCAACAAATGCGTGCAGATACTCTTCCCTACTTGTGTATTCGACTTGTTTTGTTGTATTCTTGAGGCAATCGTTTTTGAATTTTCTAAACCAAAGAATAGTATAGAATTGAGAAAACAACGCGATATTTTCAACAAAAAGAGTAAACAATATTAAAGAATATATAAATTGTTTCTTATTATCTGAATGGAATTTATGTAAATGTTTCTTTAGATACTGAACTCTTCCCTTTATTATATCTAATTTTAGAATATCGTCGAAAGCCTCTTCTAATCCAAGCACTTCAAGAAGTCTTTCATAAGCATTGCCATGAATAACCTCTGTATTCGCCATTACATAACCAAGATCATTTATGCTAGGGTGCGGAAGATTATCTCCAAGTTTAGACCAGAATTTCTTAACTGAAATTTCTAACTGACCTATCGTTGATAGAGATTTAACTATCATCTCTCTTTCAGCTTCGCTTAGATATATCTTAAAGTCTTGTACATCGCTACTAAAGCTAAATTCCTTATCTGTCCAGAAGCTGCCATGTAATGCTTCAATAAATGTTCTTGTCCACGGATATAAATCCGGCTTTCTACTAATCTGTTCGTCAAATAGTCCCATATTAGACTTCTATCGGTTTGTTTTTATTTTCCTCAGGGTGTCTTTTTCCACCACGTTTTTTTGCATAATCATCAAAATACTTTTGCTTAACGGGGTCAACACCACCATTTTTTTCTGCTCTTTTTTCTGATAATTCTGCTGAACGATCCATTAGATCCCCATACGTTCCTTGTTTATTTGTTTTATTTACGAATTGTTTAGATGAAAAAGGATCGACTTTGGTATCCATCCCTATTTGCGGACTTGACCAAACTCGATCCCATTCTTCACCATCTTCGGAGTATTCATGAACTTCATTCATACCCTGTAAAACATCTTTTATCTCCCCTGTTTTGGGGTTCTTATACATGTATATTGGCATAGTGAGACATTTTACACTTCCCAGATGGAAAGTCAAGTTTTTTTTCAAACAATAAGTATCTCTGCCTTTATATCAACTCTAAATGTTGGAATGTGAATATGATTTACTATTCCTTCTACTTTAGCTTCTTCTGGAGTTAAGAACCAGTCACAATCTTTTCTCTTTGATAAATTTTTAACAAGCCAGTCTTTACGTTTCCCAAGATGGGAGCTAATTTTCTCAAAGAAAGAGTGTTCACTGTTATTTAAATTATCAACTAAAGACTTAACATCTCCTAAGTTTCCGTTAATACCACCCAACTGCATCCCATGGATCATTATAGTGGCGCTAGAACCCGCAAATCTAAGACCTTTGTCTCCATAGCAGAATACATACGCACCCGCGCTCATAGCCTGTCCTGCGACGATTGTGGCTAATTGTAGGCCATTCTTACGAGCAGCATCCATTACGGATAACATACCATTTAAAGAATAGATATCGCCGCCAGATGATTCTATATAAATCGGTAAGACTTCCTGCCCAAGAGTTAAAGCATCTGTTACTGTTGAACTAAATGCCCTTACTGTTCTAGGTGTGAAATCTTCCAAAAAGAATGTCTTTGGGGAAGATACGTTATTTACAAAACTATTTCCATTTATAATCCACTTCATATTATATTACTGATGATAACAATATATCTACTGTATTTGCTGCTGTAAATTTATTTACTAGGTTACTATTATCAACAACAAAATTATTTTTCTTCCACTCAACTGCTTCATCAAGAGCACTTAAACAATCCTCGTGTGAGAACATATACATATTGCCTTGATTAAATATATCACCTTTCTTGAAGAAGAAGTTGTCATAGATTTCAACTTTCTTAGAAGGTTTCACTTTTATACACTGAGCTTCATCTATATAACTCTTGTGACCGTGTGCGTCAAGGAATATTCCTATTTTTCCAAGACATAGATTTTGGAAAGCCGGGAGGTTCCATCCCTCAGCACCACTTAACCCACTCAAATCAATATCTATGGAATTTAGAATATCATTATAAACTTCATTCTTTTGTTGGAATGGTATGAAGCTAATATTCCACGGCACCTTACCATTGAAAAGTATATTTATATTTTTGACCTGCCAGTCTTCTGCAACGTGAGGATTCGTAATGCAACAATTCAATCTGTACTTATCATTGTTGCCAAATTTCTTAGCCCAAAGTGATAGTATTTCGCTGGTCAACTTCCTTCTCTCAAATTTCCCGAACAAACCAAATGTTATAACATCTTCCTGGGTTTTCTTCTGAACTTCCTTTTTATAGAAATGAGTCGAGTCAAAAAAGTTTGGGCAGTATTCAACATTATTAACACCATAACTAGAAAATATTTCTTTTGAATATTGGGATGTTACAAATACTTTACTTTTCGTAGATAAGATATTCTTCTCGGTTTCTGTTATTGAGTCGGTTTCGTGTGCGGTAAATAAAACTTGATTCTTTGCATGTATATTACTCCACGATCCAGCTATATGCCATAGCTTTATATTAGTGTCAACTTTATGAAACTCTCTTGGACCTTTCTGAATACAAAAAGATAACCAATCAATAAAGTTTTGATCGGTTTTATATGATGAAAGATCTACATTTCCAGAGATAGGAAATATATTCGGAAAAATCTTTCTATTGTAAAGCTCTCTAAGTATCCCAACTGATACTTGTCCCAAACTGAGAGAATTTATTGGTACTTCTAAATTAAACATATTTTTATTTTACTTGCTTTCAATCCACTTATCAAGAGTAGAGTTTACAAACTCCACCGGATACTCCTCATCAAAACACAGTAATTTTATCGTGAATGTCTTGAATTTTGATATAACTGAACCAACGAATCTAAAGCAGGATTTTTCGTTGTCAAATACTTTTTCGTTTTTTGTGTAGATTTTGTTTATATTACTCTTATTAAATACAGAGGTTTCAAGAACCCATAAGTTGTCTCTGAAATTGACCGAGAATAATATATTTATGTCATCGCCTTTTGGTGATTTTATATATTCCTCGACATGTGTTATGTAGGTTGGTCGAGCATTTTCCATAGTAAAAGTGACGTTACTGGATATATGAAGATATACTCAAATTGAAGTGTAGAAAATACAAACAGAAATAAAGATATCCAAAATGTTATACAAAATGGACATTTTATTAATTCTAATGTGAAGTTCTCAATACGTGCCTTTTCTTTTGAAACTATTCTCTTTTTAAGAAAATTTATAAATGGCTTTCTTAAAAAATCTAATATAGAAGCCCTTATAATCATATAATTTATAAAGGTAAATATTAAAGAAGCTATAATTATTTCCATATTGTTTCTTTAGATTTTAGAAATTCAATTACTTGATTTCGAGCCTGGACTTTCTTAATTTCATCATCTCCAAATCTATTCCAAGAAAATTGAGAATCTGACAATTCTTTTAGTTTTGAAGATCTTTTGGCTTCATCTTCATTTGCTGGCTGAACTATAGATCCATCTGGATTTATCAAACTTATATTTATTAGATGACCATTCATTGTATTTTTCAGCCAATAGACTTCATCATCTTCGTAGTCGCAAAACCTAACATCTGTTATTACTGCAACATCTGTAAATTCTTGGACAGATTGTAGAGATTTTTCTATATTTTCTATCCAATACCTTCCTTTTGAAACTTCTCTTTTCGCGCAGCCATAAGCCACCATTATAGGCCTTAATATATTCTTATTTTCTTTATTGTTAGTAAAAGATGAGAAGCCAAAATTATTAAAAATAAATGAACTTAATTCATGCTTTAACAAATCTGCAAATGCAAATCTTTTACATTTTAAATTTTCTGCTACAAAAAATTCTTTAGCAAATTCGTAGAATGAATCCTTTCCGCTAGTAGCCGAACCGGTTAAACCAATTACTTTCATTTTGAAGATGCTAGATTATCTGCCAACTCGTTATACTCATTTCCGTTATGTCCCTTAACCCATTCAAAGTCAACACACTTCATTCTCTGAACTTCTTTGTCCAGAAGAGACCATAGATCAGTATTTTTATTCCTCTTCCAATTTTTTGTCATCGTTCCGATAACGTACTGCGAGTCGGTGATTACCTTAACCAAGGAGTTGTTAGGACAGCGTTTTAACGCTTCTAAAACCGCAGTAATTTCCATTCTGTTATTAGTTGTGTTCGTAGCTTTGCCGGAAGACATAGTATGTCCTGGGATGGCTGAATTTATCAAAACGTAACCCCACCCGCCTCGGTTATTTTTGTCTCCATTATTCATGCAAGAACCATCAGTGTAAACTGTAAAATCGTAAAAAATATTCTTCATTCCAAAATATAAATTATTTAACATGAAAGTCAAGATGTTTTTCGGAAAGTCAATCATGTTTTATAAATTATTTTACTATTAAGAGATATCTAAATCTGAAAGATTTGGTTATCTCAAGAGGATCGTGAGATCCTCTTAACTGTAACGCTATATAGCGTGTTAGCTATAATAGCGTAAGCTACAAGGCGTATTAGCTAATATAAGCGTATTCGCTATATAGCGTTATTGATAAATACTTCGTATTTCTCAGGAAGCGCTTAATCTTTCAGATTAATCACTTCCTTAATAATAATTAAAATTATTATCAGGAAGAAATAGAGAGCGCCGTTGGCGCTATCTATGCCCTTCTCTCGTTGCCTCGTTCAGGGCAGGGGGTTTCTTGCCCCTGATAGATTTTTATCTAATAGAGTTCAGTGAGCCAGAGCCAATTTATGTAATCTACCTTTCCTCTCTAGCCTGTCGGCAGTTCGGTTTAGACGTGAGTCTAATGCAGAAACTTCACTACCCTGTGGGGGACTTGGCGGAGATTCGTTACCAAGCAACCGATCAGTCTGCCCAGCCAGTTTATTAGACTTTCGGCCTGTAGATACTACCCAATCGGTTTATTCGTTTCTAATCTCGGCGGCTTTGAGAATTTCTTCTCTCGGCTGTGCGTTGTCAAACCCCTGAAGACAGAGCGCCGCGATTACAATTTGGATCAACTCCCGGAATTGAAGCTTCCCGGAGCTTTGAACTTGGAGTACCAAGTTCCTATGTCTTGCCCGCAAATACATGCGTTCATCATAATTCTACTCTGTATGTAAAATAAATCAAGAAAAAAGTTGACATTTTTTCAAAAAAAACTATAGTTCGACATGAATATAACAGAACTAATCATTTCAGAGACATTTAGGAACTCTCAGAAAAACGTCTGCAACGTAAAAAGAAGGGACGTTGCCTACTGGGCAACAGAACTAAATCCAGAAACAGATATCTGGATTTCGATTGGCGAGCCAGAATTACTAGAAAGTGTAATAACTAATCCAATATTAAATAAAGTACCATCTTTACATATTCAATTTTGGGATGTTGAAATAGATACTTTTGGAGTATTAAATGAAAAATACCCTGTCGCCTCAGATGAGGAGATAAAAACTATATTTGATTTTATTTTAAAACATAAAGATAAAAACATTTTAGTTAATTGCGCGGCTGGAATATCAAGATCAGGGGCTATTGCCGCCTTTTGTTCTGATATTCTCGGATATAATTGGATTGGAGTTGGCTTGGAAAGAGCAGTTCCAAATAAATACATATATAACAAATTGATAAAATATCATGAAAACTAAATTAATACTATTACCATTCCTGTTGCTATGCTCGTGTTCGTCAATAAAAACAATCAAAAATACGCAAAGTAAAACTCTCGTAGCGCAACAAAACCACAACACATCGTTAAAGAGGCAGATTATGGCCAGGATAACGGCTTACTGGCCCGGGGAGGATAAGTGGACATCCAGAGGTCAAACCTCAACAGGAGCGCCCCTGGTGCATAAAACAACCGCTGCTATAGATCCAAGATTAATACCTTATGGTTCAAGGATAAATATACCTGATTTAAATATGAATTTAATTGCGGCTGATACTGGAAGTGCAGTTAAAAAAAGAACAGCCTCAAGAAAAAGAGGTGGGAATGAACCTATAGTAGATATTTATTTTAAAAGTAAGAAAGAGGCTAAACTATTTTTAGCTAGAATGGATGCGCCAGTATTTAAAATAAATTATTGATTAAGGAATTAAAGAAGATGATGACGAGGACGATCCGCTTATATCAATTCCGCTTCCACTAATTCCACCACCACTTCCTGTTATATCAAAAGAACTATCCGATGCAAAGTCTGAGGTATAATCAGAATTGTAATCTGAGTTATAATCCGATGCAAAGTCTGAAGCGTAATCAGATGTATATTCAGAAGTATAGTATGACGGATCGTAATCTGACGAATCATAAGAACTGAGATAATAATCAGATGATTGATCCTGAGAATCTTGGGAATCTTGGGAATCCTCGGAACTATCATCAGAGCTTTCGTAAGAACTATAATCGCTACTATCAGATTCGTCTGACGATTCTTCACTTGAAAAATTACTATCGTCACCTATAAATGTCGGATAAAAGAATATATCAGATTTCAATTTTTGATTTATATCAACATAATCAGAAGAGAATATAATCTCTGCTAATTCTATACAAGTTTCACTTTCATTATATTCTGGGACTTCGCTATCTGCATAAACTTTAGCGTTTAAAACAGTAACCATCGCTTTATTTGATGTGTAATCACCGGTTCCCATTTTCTTATTTAAGAAACCTTGTTTATAATGTTCTTTTTCTGGTTCAGTTAAATCTTCATAAATAGTTCTATTATTATGATTTATCTTAACAAAAATTTTATTAGTTTTTTCAGTGACTTCTAATATAGTCAAGTTACTCTCTAAAATATCTTTTTCGGCGCCTTCTACATCTATATAACTTTTATTTAAGTTAGTAGGATCTAAAAAATGAAGCTTACCTTCACTAACTAATAATTTGCATTTTTTACTATCTTTATTAAACCCAGCGGAATGAATAGAGAAAGGTTTTTTTTCTAAATAGTAATATTCCATATTAGGCGGATTCTTTAGTACCCCAAACTAAAATATAAATATCGGAGCTTAGTTTTTGCTTAACAGATAAAACACTTTTATTTATATCGTAATCTAATTCAGCTAAATTTATATATGAATAAGATTCCGCGTCAGATGAGGATTCGCCAGCAGCTTTTTCACCATCTGTTATAACTTTTGCGCTCAATATATTACAGCTTCTTAAAAAACTAACTTCACTAGGTTTTTCATGCTCAACTCTTATATATAAGGACATTGGCCCTTCTATAGTAAATATAAGATCCTGGAGATTGTCAGTTACAGTTGACCATATTGGTTTCAAGAAACCCTCCTCAGAACTTATTGGCTTAACATCTGTTCTTTCTAACGTATCGGCTTTGTACACAAAACCTTCATTAATAGATAACGCCTGTTTACCTACTTGAATTATCTCAAATGCGTGTGGCTTTCTATTTAAGGTCATGTTGCGAAAAAGTCGTATTCTAAACTTTCAATACCATTTGATATTCTTAAAACACCTTTGTCGGCGGATTTTGGATTTAATGGAGTATAATATATTCTTCCATAAAAATCATAATACCCATTTATATCTCCGCTATTATAATAACCGGAAGCATCTACATAACCTTCAAGAGAGAAATCTTTAGAAACGCTAAAATCTTCATTTCCTGTTATTAGATTAAAATTAGCTTTATCCAATAAATAGTCACTATCATAACCAGATGCAGAAGCCATAAATCCAGTTGATTCAATAGACATGTATTTGCTAAGAATTATTCCAGTATTAACCTGGCCTGAATAAGTTCCAGTTGGAGACGAAACTATTCCAAGATAATTATATGATAAAGTTGGTGTTCCAGTTAGTGTTTGATTAAATAAATACTTTCCACTATTACTAAGATTCAATATTCCTGTTAATGAGAACTGAATTACTCCAGTTGACATAACTCCACCTTCAAGACCACTAACTGTTACAAACGGCTCGTAAACCAATTCTCCGGTTGTAAAGAAATACCCAGATGAAGATCCAGTTGCGATAACAACAGGACTTATTAGATATCCTACCATATTCTCGGAATATAAAGTTCCGCTTCCGACTAGATATCCAGTAAAAGTGCCTGTTCCAATTCCGCTGCCAGTTACCATAACTTCACTATCAGACTGAGTATGATAAAGTCCTATTGTTAGTGGTTTCTCTTTTGTCCAAAAATAAGAAACATTAAACGAGAGATAATCTCCAGCGCCGGTTGTTAATACCCTATTATCTCCGTAGAAATTCAAATACCCTGTATCAACATCGTCATTTACTTCGGTCGATACATATTCGATGAAATCGCCGAAATTTGTTTTTATTTGAACCGGAATTGAATCATCGTTGCCAAAATAATCTCCAGAAACAACATAGTTGTATGAGTAACTAGATACTCCAGTAGATGATACCCCAGATCCATTTAGTAAATTATTATATCCAGATATGGAATATATATTTGCATATTTATTATCTATAATTATCGAGCCGCTATATAATACTTGATCTGATGTTGATATTGGACTAAATGTTATATTTGGTTTTTTTAGCTCCATAGATAAACTAATATCCATTGGAATACTTTTATTATCTATTACAAATTTGTCGAAATATTCACCTGTACTAAAAAATGAACCTGTGTTTTTAATAGCTCCTATTATATTGTCGTCTATATAGTATGATATATTTTTATTAGACTTACTATAAATAGCTTTGAAATTAAACGAATCACCATGTGAATATACAAATTTATTTGTATTGTCAAATAGTGCTTTATTTTTAGATGTAAACTTGAAATTATTGTTACCGCTTACATAAAAAGAAAATTCGTTAGAAGTGTTTTGAAAATCAACTTCAAAAGAGAAATCTCCAGATTGTCTAAAAAATGATTTTGTATGTTTTCCGGTAATATTCATAGTATATTTTTTAATCCAGATCTAAATATTTTATTTCCATAGCTTCTTATCCAGTTTATTTCAAAATCTTTGTTTAATATATTCTCCGATTTTCTTATTTTTGGAATAGACGAGAATGATAGTTGTGTTGACCATCCATCATTGCCGTCAAATCGTATAGATATTGATTGAAGACCATCGGATACAGTAAAAGTTTTAGCCGGGAACCCTGACAAGGAATAATCTTTTCTAAGTAATACTTTATTCTTGGGATTAAAAGGCGGATCAAAAACCTGTCTTGAGAAATCTTTAACTAAATCTCTTATCGACTCTATATTATATTGACATTTTTTAATTATTCCTTTTTCTAATAAAGAAACGAATTGCTGAGTTACATCTCTGTAATTTATAGATAGAGATAAACTTAAATCATCAAAAATAGGAATTTTTGTTAAGACAAACTGTTGTTTTTCTAAACCTACATTAATTGTATTTCCTGAAGATGTTCCAGTTCTTATTACTGTATATCCAGCAAATTCACTACCATAATCCCAGGACTGGACCGGTGTATAAAATCTCATTTTCCCTTTGGCAACTGTAAATGATTTACATAGTGTAGATCTTAAACCATAGGTTGTTGTGTAGTCATTTTGCGAAACTGTTATATTTTTGTTTTCAAATGGATGATCCTTCAATTCCATTCCAGCGTCGAGTTCTATAGATCTCAATTCATTTGCTGTAGGAACCTTAAATGCGAAGTACATATATTTAACACCTGACTTATCTTCTAGTAGCTGGTCCTCTTCTGTTAAAACTTCAGCATTTGAATCAAATTCAATATAAGGGGCTCTTATTTTTTCAAGAACCTCTTCAAAGACATCAATAACATCCCCAACTGGCGATACAGCCCAAGCTCCAGTTCTTTCTAGTACAATTGCACTTTTTTCTTTTCTAACATTTTTTATAGTAGTTTCGTCTTCTGGAGTTTCTGGATCATCAACTGTATCAACCTCTGTTTTCAAGAATCTATTCACTAAACCGTTCCATTGAGTAGGTAATATATTACCTATATCAAGAGCAAATCCACTATTAGGCTCATCTGTAGAAGATTGATAAACCTTAACTCCTCCATCTGGACTTGAGTATTGAACATTCGCGCTATTGATAGTTCTTAACCAATATTTTCCAATAAAGTCATTTATTAAACTTTCTTCAAACTTCAAATATCTATCTTTAGAATAGAGTTTTCTATATCCTCTGAAAAATACAAAATCTTCTATTTTTAATCCTTTTTTAGATAGAGCTTTTTGACTCATATCTGGAGATGATTCTAATATTTTAACCAAATCTGAATTATCTGGTTCTATAGACTTTTCTAAGACTATACCAAGTTCTTTATATTCTCTACATTTAGAATCTGGATTATCTTTTAAATCATTAAAGAAATTATATAGATATCTTAATATAAATAGATCTCTAGCTAATAATGAAACTTTTTCTAAAGCCAATAGAGCTAAAAAGAATTCTATTTTTTGTAATTCGTTTGATAATAAAGGAGAAGAAGCTATTCCTGTGTATCCTAACGCTTCCCAATTTATGACACTACTTGTTCCGGTGTTATTTGACGTTCCTAAAATATCTCTTATAGTAAGAGGTAATAAAGATAAACGATAAACATTGTTAGACTGGGCGCTATCGTATTGTTTAATTTCGCCCTGCGCGCCAAAATATGTTATAGCTCCGTATGTAGAGTTGTCTTCTATAGTTTCGGTTTCTGAATAGTCTCTCATCTGGCATCCATTTGTTATACCAGAATCGTTAATATCTATTCCATTTTTCAAGTCTATAAATCTTACAACACCGTTGTCCCAAACGAATGTTATATTATAATCTGCGCACCATTGATTTAAAACCTCTCTTAACGAACCTGTGGTTCTATTATAGTATGTATTATTTTCTATGAATCTAGGTAAATTCGAAAATACGATATTCTTAGCCCTTGCGGCGGTCAGTAAATCCTGGAATTTATAAACAACATCAAGTATTTGAATCTTTTTTTGTTGCTCACAATCTATTCTTTTTTCCAATCCCTCTTGGCTTACAATATCTCCAGATACTTGTAAACCAGTAGAACTTGACTGGAATGGGTTACATGGATCTTCAAAATTACTTTGAATACCGGCACATGGATCAACTTGTTCACCAAGTAGAATTACATTTTGAGAAGTTCCTTCATAAACAGTATCAAATCCCGCTCCATGAATACCCTTTAATCCAACAAATATTTTATCTAAGATAATACTTGTATCCATATATTTTATGGAAAGAATATTACCTTCGCTACTATTTGATATTGTTGACGATACTGGATACCCCTTGAATGTAAAGAAATTACCTATTTTAATTACTGTCGGGCTGGAAGTTTGTTTAGTTGGATGTTTATAATCACCCGTTTGATTGACTAATTTGATTTCTAATACAGACGGTTCCTTGCCGCCATTGTTACTAAAATCAATAGAATAGACTGGCATTACACTTCCATTTATGTAAATCTTTTCGGCATTTATTATCATATTAATTCCAGTTCTCCTCTATTGCACTCCAAATTTGATTTTGTATATTAGGTATATCTACGTTATGATATGAATCTAATACAGATGTTTCTATAAAAGAATCTTTTGGTATTCTTCTAAATGGGCCGTATGAATTTACACCAGTAAAACATATCGAATTGCCCGGCCAAAACTTTCCTGTTGCAGATGTTTTTAATGATAGATTTAATAATGTCATTGATCTATTTGTATCATCATATATCAAATAATCATCAAAACTTTCATTATATGGCGCTATATCAATATAGCTATTATTTATTGTATAGTCTAAAGGATTTAATAGTTGTCCATTGTAGTACATTCTACCGGAATCTTGAACTTTAAATAATCCAGAAATTGAATTAAATGAAGCTATTAAATTCATATTATAAAAATTCTCTTCTGGTATTGTTCCGAGTATAGTTGATTGATATGAATCTGTAGATAATATACCGTCCATTTCAAATCCACTATAATATCCGCTATCTATAGTTATTGCTTCACTTGAAGTAATTCCAGATATATTATAGATATAATCTAAATCCAAAGCCACGTTATCAGAACTAAATAGACTAGGTTTATTTATAGTTAGATTATGAGATATAAATAGTTTATTATTTGAATCTCTTGAAATTCTGCAAGATCCGTTAAATGAAAAGTTTCCGCTAGTTCCTGTTGATAATGGAGAAGTTAATGTAAAAGGCGACGGTATATAAATAACCGCTCCTGTATTGGAACAGAATCTTTGATCTATACCTGTTTTAACTACATAAGTTTCAGAACTTACTATTCCTCCTGGGAGAGATGGATTTCCAGATGAATAACCATATCCAATATTTCCAGTTACGCTCGCAATATAATTGCCTTTCTGTATAGACTGATTTATTAAATATGAGTTAAAATTCATTGCACCTGAATTAAACATATTTATAAAATTAGAAGGAATCTTATCTAAAGACGGATTTCTTATACTGTAAGAATCTAATATTCCGGTTAATACAGTAGTTGTGCTAACAGTTTCTGGACAAAAACCCTGGAATAGATAATCTACATAGTAATCATCAATCGGGGCATTTATTATTGCATACTGATCGAATATACCTTTGAATGGCTTGCCAAGAGACTGCCCCGAGTATAGATAAGTTTTATTTCTTGAATAGTAATCTCCTAGTGGTAAATCATCATAGGCAACATATAACTCGCCGCTTACTGATACTCTTATATCACTATCAAATAGAAAGGTTTCACTTTCTTGAATCTTTTTTGAATAAATATCATATTTATATATGGTGAAAAAATTATCAGTTTGCTTAAATGCTAGACAGTTTTTCTGTCCAAGATTTATATCAAACGTGTGGATATAACCTGTATTCGGCGCGAAACCCTCAACAAAAAGTTTATTATTATCATTTATTCCAAGTATCCAGCCACCATCAAATCCTTCTTCTCTTTTAGAAAATAAAACTGCATTATCAGAAGTGGTTCGACTGTATGTAAAAAATACAGTTAAATCATTAGATATATCATGATGAAGATTACCACTTGGAGATACTATACTATTTGTTGAAAAATTACCAATTGGACTAGGATACGGAGTTATAAAATTTAACAACTCGGCATCCAATTTACTTTTCTGGTAATAATAATTAAATTCCATTCCTTTTATCCCCGTACCTAAAGTATTTTACACTAAGTTAAGAAAAGAAAGCTCAATTAAAATAATTTGAAAAAAAATTTCAACTTTGAATAATTATGTTGTAATAAAATATATAATGAATTTAGAATCTATAAGCAAGCAGTATAACTTTGATGGCGGAATGGTTTATTCATGTCAATATCATGTGATTTTTGCGACTAAGTATCGTAGAAAAGTTTTAATAGATGGGGTTGATACTGAATTTAAACGTATTTGCCTAGAAAACCAAGAGAAATTGCACTTCAAAATTTTGGAAATGGAAGTGATGCCTGACCATATTCATCTTTTAGTTGAGTCGAACCCTAAAATTGGCATCTACGATCAAGTAAATAGAATTAAGGGTTTGACAAGTCATGAGCTAAGAAATAAATTCCCCTGGCTCAAAAAGCGCATTCCAACGCTTTGGACTCGTTCTAAATTTATCTCTACTGTCGGTGCTGTTTCATTGGAAGTTGTTAAAAAATATATAGAGGATCAAAAAAAAGTTTAATGAACGAGCAAAAGAAATACCAGATTAAGAAAACGCTACTTGAAACTAAGTCGCGCCGTAAAGGTATGTCTTGTAAGGTTTTTGAACTAAAAGTTGATGAAAGTAAATTATCAAAAAAGAAAGATGAATCATTAGAACAAATTTTCAAAGAGGCGAAGTGGATTTACAATGCGGCGCTGGATTCTGATGATGTTTTTAAATTTGAAGTTGGCTCGGCTATAAAAGTTAAAGTTTTCAACCCGGAGACAAATCTATGTGATGTTGAAGAAATTCGCCCATTATCTATTGGTAGTCAAATTAAGCAATCTATAGTTCAGAGAATAAAACAAAATATTATAAATTTGTCAAAGGCTAAAGCTAAAGGGGTGAGGGTCGGCGCTTTAAAATTTAAAAAAGAGATCAACTCTATCCACCTTAAACAATTTGGAACGACTTTTAAAATTGGGAAGAGCTTCGTTTCGGTTCAAAATATTGGCAAAATAAAAGTTAATGGTTTACATCAAATTCGCGCAGGATATGAAATAGCTAACGCTACATTGGTAAAAAAAGCCTCTGGATATTATATCTTGATTACAATATTTGAACCAAAATCTCAGATTGAAACTTCTGGGCAAATTGGTTTAGATTTTGGGATTAAAGATGCGATTGTTGATTCAAACGGTAATAAATTTAATTGGAAGTTTAATACAAATAAGATCAAGCGTGATTGTCGTAGATTCTCAAAGAAGAAAAAAGGCTCTAAAAACAAAATAAAAGCTCAGAAACGTCTTGGGAAATCTTATGAAAAAATCACTCGTCAAAAAGATGATGCAGCAAATAAATTTGTATCAACTCTTAAAAAGTATGAAAAAGTTGTAATTCAAGATGAGAATTTAAAAGGCTGGCAAGCAGGATTATTCGGAAAGCAAGTTCAAGAATCAATTTTGGGAAGAATAAAGGCTAAGATTAAAAACTTAGAGACTTCTCAAGTTATAAATAGATTTTTTCCGACTACCCAATTATGTCCAAAATGCGAAATTAAAAATAAAATTCCATTAAGCCAACGAGATTATTCGTGTTGTTGTGGTTTCTATCATTTTGATAGAGACGTAAAGGCAGCTCAAGTAATTTTAACTTATGGAACAATTCTTGGGGAACCCAAGACTAAGCCTGCGGAGAAAGCGACCTCTTTTTATAACACTTTTAGTGTTTTATTTAAGTCGAATTCATTGAAACAGGAAGCCTCAATCCTTTAGGGCGAGGTAGTTCACACGATTAGTTATTTTAGGTAAGAAGGAATGTAATTTTCCTGTTTCCCAGACCATGAAAATTGGAAAGATACCTCACTGGCATTTTCTTGGTAATCTACAGTATCTTCCTCTAAGACTTTATTTTCAGCCTGGAAGTAGTACGAGCAATAGAAGTTTAATCTACTCTTTAAATCAGATATAGACTCCTCTATAGTACAACATTTAGATGGTCTAAAACTTCCATTGATGCTAAATTTGGCTCTCTTATTATATTGTAAATTTTGAATGTAGTAACATCCCTCGCCCTGTAGTCCCGGCGTTTCAACATAAACATCTATAGATGGACTAAAGTTCATAGTATATGTAAACATTTCTAAGCATCCGCAATCCTCAGATGTATCAGTACAATATTGCTCAGATAAGCTGATAGTTCCATTCTGTTGCAGCATTGAAACAGATTTACTTTTCGGAACTCGTCCTAGTGGTTTGCCATTTCCAAATTCAGCCCATTTTGCGGCTATAAAGCTTTTTATATAGTCTTGCTGAGTATTATAATAATTTAATACTTTATCCCATCTTTCTGATAAAGTGCCGTAATCATATTTAATATCTAGTTTAACAGATATACAGTCGATATTGCTTTCAAAATCTTTAGTTATACTTGTTGTATCTACTAAATAAACATCATTTCTAACTTTATTTGAATATGATATTGTAAAATTTATAGTATTGGTTGTATTATCTTCGGTTACAGAAAATGATTTAGGATTATCTGATATAGAATAATCTGTATAAGAAATAGCTTTTGAATACCAATTTATCCCATTGAAAACTGATCTAAATGAACTAATAGATTTATCTATCCCGCCGGTCATAGTTCCATTTATAGAAACTATAACTTCATCGTTTTGTTCGCTTGTTTCGACTGAGTAATTTAGAACCGCAAGAGAACTATTAGATGTATTATAAGGATCGCATAAAAAGTTTAGATTAGCAGAGTATGTGCCCTGTAATCTATCTACTCTTCTTTCTATAGATATTAGTTTTGATTTAGCGAGAGTTATATCTGCAAATAATGGATTATCACTTGGAAATCTATTTATATCAGATGATATTCTATTTTCTACAAACGCTTTAGCATACTCTATAGCTGTTCCAGTTGGTCCGGTATTAACCGCTGTTGCAGAGATATTTCTAGTTATAGATACGGTTCTATTGTCATTTTCTTGATAAGTAGCTTCGTCACTAGCATCTACAACTCCATTCGATAGAAAGAAATCATCATAACAATCAAATTCTAATGTAAATGGAACTAAATTATAGTAAGCACTTTCATCAAATGATAATGACCTGTATATAGCCCTTTCACACGAGAAAAGACTATTAACAGTTGCGGCTAGATTATTTTCAACTTCATAAACCTCTAATTTTCCAAAATTAGTTCTAAGTCTATCTAATAATACCTTCTGGACATCCTGATACTCAGCCCAAGTCCCGCATCTTGGATTTCTTATAAGCCTACCCGTAAGTGTTATCTTTTTATATCCAGATAAAAATCTATTAGAATAATTAAATGATTGATCCAAAGATATTAAAGGAGTGTACGCTACTCCACTAAATAAATCTGAGTTCTGATACTTAATAGTTATCATAGTAAATATTCCCCCATTTCTTTATAATTTGAGTATGAATATCCAAGCTGGAAACTTAATGAGTTTGCCTGCGGAGAATACGAATATGTAAACTCATTAACGTAAATATCTGAACCATTTGGTTTTATAACTCTAGCAAAAGCTGCGTCTAGCATATCATCCATAGTTACCCCAGTTTTTGAGATAATATCAACTTTATTTGTGAATGACCCTCTAGTAGATTGTTTCGTAGACTGAACTATTTCATCAAAATGAGCTATAGAATAAGTTACAGCAGAGTGGACCGGAGCGGTATCTGATCTTGAAACAGTTATTTTATAAAAATCGCCTGATGGTTGATTATTAATATCAGTTGAATATGTATAAGAGTATGATATGTTACTATTGTATTCGCTGTAAGTTTCCTGGGATTGAGTAAGTATTCCAGAATTAAAATTTGAACATTCCTCGCCCGAGCTATAGCTATTTAAATACGATTGTATTCTCGGCTCAATTCCAGATTTAGAAGACAACCATACATTTTTAATGTTATTATAATTGCCTGTGTTGTTTTTTAAGAAACCTTGTAATTGTCCATTCTCACTCACTGTAAGATAGCCATTTTCATTTACTGATATCTCATCCTCATAACTATATGAATATCCGCTGTATAATGCCGGGTTATTTGAATATGAATAGTTATAATCTATTGTCCCTGCGTATATATTTTTAGTTAGACTAGATTCAACAGGCTGCGGCGATATAAAAACATTACCACTAAAATATAATTGACCTGAGGTATTTTTAAAGTAACCACTACAAGTATCTGAGACTCTATTGTATATCCCTGTAGAAACTGATAACCAGCCATTTGAAGCTGAGGTGTATTTATCCCCTGATACTATCTTAGTCGATATTATATTTCCATTTTCAGATACTGATACCGTACCATCAACATCATAATTTAATGAATGTGTATATTTCCAGGTATAAAATCCACTAGGAGTTGTTGATATATTTTGAGAAAAGGAATACCTTTGATTGATATTATCATAACTCTCGGTATTATAATACAATCCCTGGCCGCTATTCAAATAAGGATCTCCAACAGTTAAGCCAATTAAATTTAAGAATGGGTAGTTATATATTAATCCAGATGCAATAGTTTTAGCTAATGATTTAGCATCACCAGAATAAAAACTATCAACTTCAATAGAGATATCTCTATTTATATCGTATATTCCAGAATTTACCTGATTAAAAGAAGAGTTCTCTTGTATTGTAGTTAAAAATGGAAAGTAAGGTTTAGCGTAACCACTTATGTCCTGGAAGAACACCCCTGACAATACATTGTAACTATCAGCATCTTTTACTACTTGTATTTCGGCTCTATATGTTTTGAATCTAGTATCTGTCCCTTCATCAAAAGTTAATGAAACCATTCTGCCAGTTCCAAATAAAACACCATTTAATATAACCGGCTCGTATCCAGTGATATTAGTTAATTGATCTATTCCGCTCCATATCGGCGCGACAGTTATATCAGTTTGAGTATTTGTTAATCTAGCTTTAATTCCTATATTTTGAATAGTTCTTAAAGCTAATGTATTTCCAAGAAGCTCAGATGTTTGTGATAGGGATAGTAATTCAACTCCACTGAAATTCATATTATTAAGCGACTAGAGTATTTGACACTGGTCTTTGTATTGGTGGTGGTAGATTATTTTCTCTATTTATATTTGCTAGTGCTGAGTAAACTGCGTCTCTTACTTTATTTGGATCAACAGAACCTACCCCGTTGAAAGATATATTAACAGTTGGAGCAACTTGTGTTGTAGTTGGAGTAACTGGAGTTGTATTATTAGATTGTACATTTGTATTAGAATTTAATTTTTCTAATTCTTTTTTCAATTCTTCGATTTTCTTAGTATTATTAAGTATATCTGCGTTCAATACATCCCTATTTCTTTCAATCCCTCCTTCAAATAAGCCACTATCTCTTGAGACTCCAGATAGTAGCCCTTGGTAAGATGAATTTTTGGAATATTTTTGAAAAATTTTCTCCTTGTCTTCTAAACTAGATTCGGGAAATTTCTTTTCTATATATACCTTTAAAGCCTCGTTTAGTTCGGATGGCGACGATGGTAATTTACTAGCACCCTCGAATTTTAAAAATTCACGCATCCTAGCTCCTCCCATTTCATTTCCAGCGCCATATAGTCCTAGAGGGTTATCTTTATTAGATAGAGATGGGAATAATGATGTTGCTCCTAATGAATAGATTTTTTCTCTACTTGTATCTGAATCCGCATCTAACTCTGCTTTTTTTACAGCACCTCCAAGAATAAGACTAGCATCTGTAGCTTTTTGTAAATTATTTGCCTTGAAAGTTGTATCTGTTTGTAGAGCCTGCATTTGACTTGATAAACTAAACGCCTTTACTTGATCGTCACTTTTAGTTCTTAGATCATTAATTTTAGACGGAAGATCATTTAATACAGTTTGGAGTGCATCTAATGATAATGTATTTTGTAATAAAACTGTAGTATTGCTTCCTATAGCGTCTATTTGTGCATCAAATTCAGGTGGTAATTTATCACCTTTTATAGTCTTATCAGCCAGTACCTTAGCGGATTTTTCTGCCGAAAGAAATACCTCTTGAACAATTCCAGTTTCATCTAATATAACGTCTAATGCCCTTTGCATTGCACCATCCTTGCCAGCCTGCGGCATTAAACTCTGCATGGTTTTAACAAATTCCGCGGTAATAACTGGAATTTGGCCAAGATCAAATGATTTCTTTACAGATTCTAACTGTCTATCTATAGCTTTTCTACCGATACTACCAGTATCCTTTCCTGCTATTTTATTTTTAAGAATATCAAATTGAGGTAATATTTCGCTTTGACCGAAAGCTAATGCTCTATTTTCAACATTAGATTTTCCAGCAAGATATAAATCTTTATAATTTCTTTCATTTATCTTCTCTCTTGTTACTTTTGGTAATTCTATATCAGCAAAGTAACTAGCTCTATTTGTAGCTATTTCAATATTTCTCTGAGATCTATCTACAGCATCCATAGATCCAGGTTTAGCTGATCCAATATTTGAAATCTCTCCAAATTGAAAATTATTAGCCTTTTCACCTCTTGCTACAGTAGTTAAACTACCTTTAGGTTGTTTTATAGATCGTAAAACATCTCTAAAATTAGAATTAAAACCACCTAATATATTAAGTAACTTTGTATCAGCTAATTGTTTTTGTTGTACTTCTGTTTGATTTTTTAATTCTTCGTTAGCCTCTTTAGATTTATTATCTATATCTTGCAATTTAGACGCCATCTCAATATTAGTTTTTAATAATTGAGATTGTAGACTTTTAGATACATCTGGATCAAGTATTTTTTGAATCTCATCAGTTAATTTTAATGGATCGAATGGAGATTCACCTGTTATAGATTTGTTTAGAACATCTTGAATTTTTATCTGATCCTCAAGTGAAGTTCCACTAGCCTGAGACATTATATCTTCAAGAACTTTGTTTGTATATTCATTTCCTAGAGATGTTTTTTCTATAGCAGTTTGCTGCCCTATTCTAGCCTGTTTTATTCTAGTAGAACCTTTTAACAATTCTTCAGGTGAAAGTGATTCAGATGATTTAGCTAGAATCGCCTCGGCGTTAGAAAATCCTATTTCATTACCAGAAATTATATTTTTGTTTACAGATTGATTTTGCGCAAATGTACTTGTTAGTATATTTAAGAAGGAGTCTTTTGTAGAGGCAAATATTTTGGCTGTATCAATTTGCTGCGAAGATAATTGATCTAAAGATTTTTGAGCAACAATTAAAGATTGTGCAAATTTTAGAATCTGTTCCGAAGCGCCAGTTTGGTTCTTTGATCCGTCATTAAAAAATGTATTTATATTATCAAATACTTTACCAACTTCAGCATTATCTAATCCAAGATCTTTTAGAGAGGCTTTACCACTTTTAGCTTTGGATACAGCTTCATCTGATATTTTAGATAGATCAATAGTTTTAACTAATTCACTGGCAATGGTTTGACTATCGGAACTATCTAAAAATTTCCTACTACCACCTAGTATTCTACTTATATTTGCAGATACACCGGAAGCTTTTTCATTAATAATACTGCCAGCAAGCAAACCACTATCAGTTAAGGATTGCTTTCTTTGATTAGTTAATGTTACATCCTGAATTATAGAGGCCCTCTCTTCATCAGTTTTAGCTTTTAATAATCTTGCCCCAGCATTTCCAGAAAGACCTCTTGTAGATTCGGAAAGAGCGGTTTTGGCTTGAGCTACTGTACTTGGTGAAGAGTTACTATCAATTAGTGATTTTAATTGACTTGAAGTTTGAACAAAGGCTTGTAAAGAAGATATTTCTTTTTCGTTGGCAGCGGTTACTTCTCTTGATTTTTTTGAAAGCTCATTTAAATCAGGTGTTAATTCCTTTACAACTGTGGACAATACTTGGAATGAACCAACAGCAGCACCAGCAGCAACACCCCAAGGCCCAAATTGTGATAATAACAAGCCCGTTCCCAAAGCTTCACCAATACCAGATGTGACTCTACCAGTAGAAGTATCCTGTCCACCTAGTGTATTCGCTATACCACCAGCGACAAAAGGTAAGGCAAACGCGCCTGTTTGAATAGCAGTTTGTTTATTTGATCTAACTTTCTCTCTTTTATCTATGAACTCCTGACTTGATGTAGATATATTTAACTTCTTTGCTATTGATTTTAATTTTTTATCACTTGTAAAGAAACCGGATTGAGCGGAAAAAGCTTCAAAAGCTTTAGCCTCTTTATCTTTAAAACGCTTCTCTATTTTCGACGCACCTTCTTTACCAAGAGATTTTTCAGCCCTTTCAATTAAACTCTTGAGATTCTGTTCTGGCCCGCCAAATTGTAGATTAGAAACTCTACCTTCAATTATAGACGCAATTTGCCCTTGGCGACCTCTTACACGCTTATCTCTTGCAAACTGCTTTTCACGAGAAGCTTTATCTTTCTCATATTGATTTATATTTTTTTCTCGATTAGCCTCTGCTTTCTCTCGTTCTTTTTGAGCTTTATTCCTAGATTTTATATCCTTTTCAATAGCCTCATTATTCTCTTTCATGAGATCGGCTTCTCTTTTCGCTTCATCATTTGATAAAGACGGATATGGCACCCAAGGTCCGGCTTTTGGAGGAGGTGGCTGCCAAGGTGAACTTAAAATTGGTGGCTTTGCTTTTGCACCAGCTTTTGTTATTTTTTCAGTCACCGGCCCGGGGACGGGCACCCCAAGTCTTTTTAATAGTTCTTTTACTGTTTCTCTAGGTGATGTTTGAGTATCTTCTACTTTATTTCTTAGTATTGGTGGCAACTCAACAGTAGGTGATCCTAGACCCCCGTTAAGAATTGGAGTTGGAAACGGTACTCCAAGTTTTGTTACAGTTTCGAGTTGTTTAAGATTTGGAGTAAAGTTTCCTCCTTTTCTAACCGTTTGTATATTACCATAAGTAGCTGATCCAGTTAAAGTCTTTTGTATATTTTTTTCAATATACTCGTCGGACTTCTTCCTAGCCTCAGTATCTCTTAATCTCTCAATCATTGTTGAATCAAAAGATATTTTTGCTAAATCTCTATAATTTACAGACTTTCCTGTATTAAATGAGGCTGGAAGACCAACTATATTTGATGAAATTGCCTTTTGAGCAATAGGCCCCGGAACTGGTAAACCAAGTCTTCTTGCAGTTTCGCTTTTACCATAAGGCTGACCAGTTGGATCAACTAAAGCAGCATTTTTATTAGAAGGAATATTTGTCGGATCTATTATTCCTTTAAACTTTTTATTAGTTGTGTCGGTTATATCTATTATAGATCCTGTAGTCCTCCTTAAAGACGATAAGAAGGATGTGCTTAGGTAATCCCCTAAATAAGAGAAGCTATTAGATAATCTCTTTGTTGAAATTATCAATAAACCTAAATTCTTAGATGAAACCTTTTCAGTTGATGTTTTTAGATCTGCGAAATTTGGAATAATGCCGCTTGAGAGAGATTGCCCGGCATGTTGTCCGAGAGCTTGACCTAGTGACATTTGACCCTGGGCGGTATTGTAAACACCTAACCCGCGTGGATTCTTATCACTTTTTAATCTATCATGAGATCCAACCTTGATTGAATTTTTGGCAATATAAGATGGATAACCCATACTTAATAGAGAGGACATCTCCCTTCCCATTGATTGTGACAATAATTCTCCTAATGATAATGCTTTTAATTTACCTTTTTTAGATTCATCGTATTTCAAGATAGTTCTAATATCAGAATCAAATATATCCCCGGAAATGGCCATATTTGTAGAGGTTCCACCCATTCTATGTGAAATTCTTCTTTCTCTATTCTCGCCAGCAATATTTTTTCTAAAAGCAAGCATATAACCCTCACCCTTATTTTTATTAGCCTGTTCTGAATACCCCCTTGCATGATTTATAGATGAGGAAACAAATGTTCCCCTATCACCGCTATAATTATCAGTCCAATTACTCGCAAAACTACCCTTATTTAATATAGATTCAACTTCGCCTCGATCAGTACCTCTATACAAAGTCGTGGATTTGTTGTATTTACCCATGCTATCCCAAAAACCATAACCAGAAAGATCATTTATAGCCCTAGAACTTCTTAACTGTCTTTTTAATTGCTTATAATAATGTCTATAAACTGATTTATCTATAGCAAAGTTAGGAATAATTCCATCTGCATAATTTAAATCTCTTTTAGCGGCAAGCTTATCTTTTAGTTTACCGTAATCTGGATTTGTTACTATACCAGATTCTTTCTGCATAAATAATCCTGGATCAATAAGTGATATTCTACCACCTCTTCTTGCGAAAGCGGAGGCTATCGTATCTAAATTTCCATCTCGTATAAGCTTGGAACCTTCATTACTATCTGGATTTAGAAGTTTACGGTATCTATTTAATAATTCTATACCCTTCTCATTAACCATTAAATTCCCTTGATGTAGATCACTCGCACGTATGCCAATTTTATCCATAGCCTTACTTACGACACTTCTTATAACTGAATATTCGCCTTCATTCAGTTTATTTTGATAAAATGTTTGTTCGAAAGTCTTCCCATTTACAATCTCTTTACCTATTCTTAATTTAGCTCCTGCTTTTTCTAAAGATCCATATACCCTTGGTGCGTGAAGTCCTGGTAATAATTTTGGATGATCTCCAAGAGTCTTGGCAATTGGGTATTCATAACGTAACTCCTTCTCACTAATAACTTTCGATGGATTTAAGAATCTTTTAACTCCCACATTACCTCTTAATTTATAAAAAGCTCCATAAGCACCTCTACCTAGAATTTTTTCTTTTTTATATTTACCAAGGGGGGTATAAGGTTCTGGAGGTAAAGGCTTTCCTGCTTTTTTTTCTTTAAAAGCGCGTAATCTTTCTTTAAGTGTTGGATTCACTATAGGTTCTTTATCTCTTTTTTTAAATCTTTCTGTTGTTTTCTTTATATAGCCATCTGTTCTTGATCCCAGATCCATTAAAGATTCATCATCAAAAAAACCAGTCAAATCAACCTCAGACCCGTCTTTAGTAGTTATTTTTTTAAGTCCGCCTAAATCTGCTAAAGCAAGTTTCGTTTCTATTGCGTATAGGAAATCTTGAGCTTTTTGAGATTTTTGTTCTAAAAAGTTTTTAACATTCGAGCCCGCTTTACTAGCGCGACGACCTTGGTGAAGTACAGATTCACGCACTCGCTCTGGATTTCTGCCTCTTTCAATAAAATTATTTAAAAATTCTTTTTTATCAGATCCTATATAATTAGTATCAAAAAATTCTGGATTGACATTATAATTAATGTTATCTAATACGCTTCTATTCCTATAATTATCATCTTTAATAGTTTCGTAACTACCATTTCGGTGTCTAATAGTCTGTACATTTGATTTATTATAATATCCATCTGAATCATCATTCTTTAAAAAGTCCGCGCCCCTTTCAGAAATATAAAGATCTATCATCTTCCTTTTTCTCTCGGCCTTCATATCTCTCTTACTCTTCGGCATTGCAAAATTAGGAATCAAGCCGCCCGCAAAGTTATCTTGAATCTGACTAAATTTAGATATTTTTCTTATATCACTATCTGGTAACTGACCTATCTGACTCTTTAAATCATGGAGACTAGAAAATTTCTTTTCAGATTCACCTATATGATATTTACCAGATGTATTTTTTGTAATACCATCCCTATATCTTAACTGCGGGAAAAGTTTATAAAGTAGATCTATTCCCTTATCTTTTGTATTATCTCTTGATCTTTGTTTTACAAGAGCCGAGCTTTTTATAATAAAATCTTTTCTCTTTGCGAAATCAGCTAAAGCAGAGTAATTCTTAAACGCATCTCCTTTTTTATAAGATTCTGTATCTTCAATTTTTATTATTCTATTTTTTCTGTCAGCAGTGAATCGAGTGAAACTCTCCCAATTGGAACCTCTCCTAACTGATCTATCGGAAAGAAACTGGCCGCCAGGTATATAGCCCAAATTATCTAAATCAAGGTCATCTAATAAATCTAAAAGTTCATCATCCTTTTCCTGAAATCTATTTCTTCTAGCAAAATTCGGAACAAAACCATTTGCCTTAGATTTAACTGGAATATTCTTCATTATTAATTCCCTCATTAAATCAGACATAGCTCTGCCGCCAAGAATTGAATTTCTATCACCGCGATCTAAGAATGAATAAGCAAAAGTATCAGCAAATGATTCTGAAAAATAATCCCTTTTAGGATAAGTTTGAATAAAATTATTTCTTGTATATTTTTGATTTAATAAAGAACCCTTCTTTTTTACATCAAATTTATGAGCCGATTTGAATAGATCCATTAAAGCTGGATCAGAGTTGTATTCTACAAAATGTCCATACTCATGAGCCGGGGTGCTATAACCACCATAATACGGACTTTTATTAGATATAACATCTGGATGCACAAATACATTATTATTGTTTGGCCAAAATTCCCCATAATCTTGAAGATCTTTTCTAAATCTAACTGGTTTAGTCCTAGCACCACTTATATTTTCCGCTATTTGTCTTATGAAATCTATTTTTTGGGGATTTAATCCATATGTATTTCCAGT